AAAGCATGATTGTGGACAAATTGGATCAAGAGTTCAAGATGTTTATGCGTTGGAGAGGCATCAACATTGACGGTCAAATCTTTGAACTGCACTTTAACGAACCACAAAACTTTGCACAGTATCGCCAAGCCGATATTGATAGCGCTAAAATTGCTACATTTACACAGCTTGAACAGTATCCTTATCTAAGTAAACGTTTCTTGATGAAGCGCTATTTGGGCCTAAGCGAGATGGAAATGAGCGAAAACGAAATGATGTGGGCTGAAGAAAAAGGCCGAGCAGAAAGCGCAGATGCAGGCCAGGCCAACTTGCGTAACGTGGGTGTTACTCCTGGTGGACTGGCTAGCGATCTCGAAAATGTCACTCCCGAGCCCGGTGCCGAGGGCGGTGCTGGTGGTGCATTAGATACTGGAGCCCCTGGTGGTGGGGTAGGCTCGCCCACAGGCGGTGCAGGACCTGCAGCAAGCGCACCCGGAGTAGGCGGATAATACCGGTTCCTCTATAAATACTGTATGATGCAGTTTAACCCAACTTGGTTGTATATTAAACAACACAATGAGACCGGATTAAAGTATTTTGGTAAAACCATTCGCGATCCTATGAGATATAATGGTTCGGGAACACATTGGAAGCGACATATTGACAAGCACGGTGATGATGTGACTACTATATGGTGCCAGTTATTTACAGATATTGACCAATTGGTTGAATACGCTACTAAATTCTCAATTGAAAATAATATTATTGAATCAAAAGAATGGGCTAATATAAAACTAGAAAATGGATTAGATGGTGGTATGATCGGATACAAAGTCACCGATGAAACTAAACAAAAAATATCTAATACAACAAAAGGCAGACCTTCTCCACTTAAGGGAAGAACAATAACAGAAGAACAAAAGCGTAATATTAGTATAGCATCTGCAAAAAGAAAACACTCTAAAGAAACCAGGTACAAAATGTCACTGATTCAGCAAAATAGATCAGCCGAAACAAATTTAAAAATATCTAATGCAAAACGCGGGCATACTGTATCTCTAGAAACTAGAGCCAAAATAAGCGAGACTTTGCGTAATAAAAAAAGAGGGATACTATAATGTTTATAACAGATCTATTAGAATCGCCAGAGCCCGCAAAGCCCGGGTATGCTAGTGAAAAAGATGATAATAGCGTCATGAAACTGGGAGATCTACGCAAAACTAGATTGACCTTAGCACATCTAAACCGCTTGAGAATGGCGAATGATGTACGTAAATTTGAGTTTGAAAAGAAACTTGAAACTATTCAAAGTCAGTATGCAGCCCCTGCAGCAGAGGGCGGAGCCGGCGCAATACCGGGTCTATAACGGATTTATTACAAATCCCATCAAAAAACCTTAAAAAACACGCATATTACATAGTTTTCTGCGTAGTTTAGTAAATAACTTTACAAAGCCAATTTATTAAAGGAGTTTCTTAATGAACAAATACGAACAGTTGATTGAACACATCATCAACGAAGACGAACAAGCAGCTAAAGAACTTTTCCACCAATTAGTGGTTGAGAAGTCACGTGACATTTATGAGTCACTAATGGACGAAGACATGGGTGGTAACGCCAGCCAAGACTTTGTGCAAGGCATCCAAGGCGAGCAAGACGCCGCACAAGACCAAGGTCTAGGTGAAGATGATGACATGGACGACATGGAAGGTGGCGACGAGTTTGGCACTGACGACGATATGGCAGACATGGACGGCGAAGAAGAGACATTTGGTGACGATGGCGAAATGGACGGCGAAGAAGCTGAACACAACGAAATTGAATCTAAAATTGATGACTTAAGTGCACAATTAGAAGAGCTAAAAGGCATGCTAGCCGGCGACGAGCATGGCATGGACGACATGGGCGATGGCGATGACATGGATGGCGAAAGCGACTTTGACATGGACGATGCAGATAAAGAGCATGACATGGAAGGCATGAACATGGAATCAGCTAATCCTTTTGCTAAGAGTGGATCTGGCAAAAGCGGTTCTGGCATGAGCGGTTCTGGTAAGTCTGGCTCTGGCATCAAAGAAGCTGCTAAAGCAAGTGGATCAGGAATGAGCGGTTCAGGCAAGTCTGGTTCTGGTAAAAGCGGTTCAGGTAAAATGGAAAGCTACAAAAAGACAGACGTAGAGATCATGAAAGAATACGTTGACAAGATCGGCGAAATTTATAGCCAAGAGCCTGCTAAGGGCGAGGGCAAGACAGTTGGTACAGGTGGTGATGAGCCAACAATAAACAAAGACAGTGTTAGCTTAGACAAGGGACCTGACTTTGGTGGTACTAACGAAAACATTCTAAGTGGCCAAGGCAATGAGCAAGCTGCTGATGGAAAGCAGTTCAAAGCTCCAAACAACGAGTACACAAAGAAGCGTGGTGACCTACCTCATGCAGGACAATTTAAAAATGTTCCAGGCAAAAAGAAAGTTTGGGACCAAAAAGGACCTGCTGATGGTCACGGAGCTGAGAAGAAAGGTACTGAGACTGGTAAGACAGTTGGTGCCGGTGGTGACAAGCCTAGCCTAAATACTAAAGGTATCGAAGGCGGAGTAGGTCAGCCAACAGGTAAAAAGAAGTAATAGGAACTTATAATAATGGCTTTGTTCCTTAAGGAAACTCTATCTTTTGACAACGCCGGACTTCAGGTTATTGCTGAAGATTCCGGCGATGGCAAGGGTGGTAAGCATTTCTATATGGATGGGATATTCATTCAAGGTGGCGTGCAGAATGCCAACAAACGTGTATATCCCACCCACGAAATTAAAAAAGCTGTTATAACCATCACTGAGCAATTGACGGGTGGTTATAGTGTACTGGGTGAATTAGATCATCCAGATGACTTAAAGATTAATTTGGATCGTGTTAGCCATATGATAACAAAAATGTGGATGGACGGTCCTAATGGTTACGGAAAATTAAAAGTATTACCAACCCCAATGGGCAAGCTAGTTGAAGCCATGCTGACAAGCGGTGTTAAACTAGGTGTGAGCTCACGTGGAAGTGGTAATGTTAATGAAGGAAGTGGACACGTTAGTGATTTTGAAATCATTACCGTAGACATCGTTGCACAACCCAGTGCACCTAATGCGTATCCAAAAGCGATTTACGAATCGTTGATGAACATGCGTGGTGGACAACAGTTGTTTGACATGGCTAAAGACGCCAGCACTGATCAAAGAGTACAAAAGTACGTGAAAAAAGCAGTGGTGCAGCTTATCAACGATTTGAAACTATAGGAGAACAAATCCAATGTTAGACGCCTTAAAACCAATGCTAGACAGCGGTATAATCAACGAGTCTACACAACAAGCTATCAATGAAGCTTGGGAAACCAAGTTAACTGAAGCACGTGAGCAATTACGTGCAGAGCTTCGTGAAGAATTCGCTGGTCGCTATCAGCATGACAAGCAAGTTATGGTTGAGGCTCTAGACAAAATGGTTACAGAATCTTTAACTGCTGAGATTGAAGAATTCAAAGCAGAGAAACTGGCTCTTTCAGAAGACCGCGCAAAGTTTAACGCTCGCATGGTCGAAAGTGCAGGTAAGTTCGATCAATTCCTAGTTACAAAACTAGCCGAAGAGATCCAAGAACTACGCAATGATCGTAAACAATATGAGAATAGCATCGCTAAACTTGAATCGTTTGTTATCAAAGCACTTGCAGAAGAAATTCAAGAGTTTGAAGCAGACAAGAAAGCAGTTGTTGAAACTAAAGTTCAACTTGTTGCTGGAGCTAAAGCAAAATTAGCCGAGCTACAAAAGAACTTTGTTGCACGTAGTGCTGAAATGGTTAAAGAATCTATTACCGCAAAACTAGAGTCTGAAATGACTCAACTAAAAGAAGACATCAATATTGCTCGTGAGAACATGTTTGGTCGTCGTTTATTCGAAGCTTTTGCAAGCGAGTTTGCTGTTACTCACCTAAATGAGAACAAAGAAATTGCCAAGATGCAAGAGATGTTGAAGAAACAAAGTGCAGTTATTGCCGAAGCTAAAAAAGCTATCGAAAGTAAAGCAATGTTAGTTGAATCAAAAGAAAAAGAAATTCGTATTATCCGGGAATCAACAGAACGTAAGACACGTCTTGTAGAAATGTTGAAACCTCTAAACAAAGAGAAAGCTGCAGTAATGAGCAGTCTACTCGAATCAGTGCAGACTGACAAGTTACAGTCCGCATTTGATAAGTATCTACCAGCAGTTCTGAACAATGGTACTACAAAACAACCTGCACCCAGTGCACGAGTTTTGACTGAATCACGTACAGAAGTGACGGGAGACAAAACTGCAATGCCAGTATCAACTCAAGACACAGAAGCTTCTGCTAATGTATTTGAATTGAGAAAACTAGCAGGGCTTAAGTAACTTACCCTAAATAGGAAAAAGGAAAAGAAAATGACACAAGCATTATTAGAAAGCCGTTGGGGCGAGACAAAAGACGCTCTGTTAGAAGGCTTAAATGGTTCTAAGAGAACTACAATGGCAGTTGTATTGGAAAATACACGCAAGCACCTAGTTGAAAATGCAACAGCTGGCGCAACATCAGCAGGTAACGTAGCTACACTTAACCGTGTAATTCTACCAGTTATCCGTCGTGTTATGCCCACAGTTATTGCAAATGAGATTATTGGTGTACAACCAATGACTGGCCCAGTTAGCCAAATCCATACACTACGTGTACGTTATGCAGATAACGTTGTAGGTACTGGCGGTGCTA